CGTTGAAGTCGGGTCGTAAGTGCGACCCATTGCGGTCGCCCTCGCACGCGAGGCTTCCCGAAGGTTGCGCTTCTCGCGCTCAGTTAACCCTTGGCCGAGTCCTTCCTGCACCTGGCTCAACATCGCCCCGCGCAAACGGTTGGTCGTGGTCGGAGGAGGCGCTGCGGCGGGACCAATTGTCAAATCTTCCTGCGTGACCACTTCGCCCATTGGGCTGCGCCAAGTGGCGCCGCCGTCGTCGGAATAACTTCCGTCGCCTCGGGTTTGGCGCGGGGCTGCTCCAGCGATGCTCGGAGCGGGTGGAGCCTCGACGGACACGGGGCGCTCGCGCATTACCTCCACGGGTCCGCCCGCCGGTTGGGCGGCTAACCTCGGAGCCGCGCCGGTTCCCTGTAGGAACGCCGGACCGGTTCCCTCCCTCGGCGTAAGTTGCCCTATGCCCAGGAAGCCGCGCTTCTTTTCTGCCGGAAGCGCCTCGCGAAGCGGATCAAAGTCGCCCATCCTGCCGCCGCTTATGGACGGCACGCCAATCATGTCGCCCGCCGTGGCCGCGCGACCGGCGGCTACGTCTTCGGCGGTGGCGGCGCGTTCCGCATATCCCAGTTTCTGCGCTACCCCGCGCAAGTCGGCAGTGGCGGCGCCCGTGAAAAAGTCTCCCACCGCTCCCGCGCGTCCGGCATCTACGTCGGCCTGCGTGGCGAAGCTCGGCATGGCGCTGTATCCGGCCGCCCCTCCGGGGCCGAGCCTGCGCGCCTCGGCAAGCGTTCCCGCGATGCCGGTTCCGGGTACGGCAATGTCTTGACCCACCGAGGTCGCTCGACCGGCGGTTACGTCCTCAAGGGTGGCCGCGCGCCTCTCGACGCCCTGTTGGCGGTATGCCTCGGTCGCCCTCCCCCCAAGTTGCTCGACGTCGTAGATGTCGCCGGCGCGTTGCTTGCGGGCCAATTGCTCGCTTACGTCGGCGCCGTAGGTGGTCAAGCCGAGGAACTCGTTCGTATCCGGGTCGAATCCCGCGCGGCGGGAGACTTGTTCCATCTCGCCGGTTTCCGGGTCATACGCCGTCGTCATCGCCGCTTGCGACGGCCCGTACAGGTCGAGGGCGCCCTCCCCGGCGCGGACGACTTTGCCCGCCCGTCCGGGCTTGCCTTGCGAGGTAAGCCACTCGTCGGTTATCGTGACCTCCTCGCCGGAGGCGGGGTCGATTGCGGTCTCGTAAATGGGTGTAGCCTCCGTCACCTCATCGCCCGTGTCGGTGGAATGGGCGCTTATGAACTTGGTGCTGGCGGACTTGGGGATCGGCATCGGAGGGGGTTTCTTTTTTTTCATCAAGCTGCCAAAGCTGGTTCCTCCAACCATGTTTTTGGTGGTACCCGACCCCCGAATCCTCGAGGTGCCTACTCCTTCCTTGATCTCCATATAGGCGATTTGCCCGTCTACCTTATACCCGGATTTGCCGTCCGAAAGGCCGTAAAGTTTTTCCCCTTTTGGCGTCAAAACTGTTAGCGGGCCTTGATGGGATATCGTATTCCTTTGGAACGTGTATCCTCCCTCCTTCAACCAGTCGTCGATCAGGTGCGGTGTGCCGCTAACCTGATCGGTAATCACGCCGTCCATGTAAACGACGTCACGGGGCGCGCCGGGGGGCGTCTCGTACCCTTCGAGGATGCGCCCCTGCGAGTCGGCAGTACCCAGATCGCCCCCGAGCAGCGTCCGCCGCAGGACGTCCGTGTCCAGTTGGGCCGCAGCCAAGCGTCCGGGGCGTTCTTTCTCCACGATGGTTTCCATGCCCTTTGGGAGGATGTCGCCATAGTCCACGTCTCCCACCTCCTCGCCTGTCACCAAGGCCAACTGGGTCTCCAGAGCCTCGCGGGTGGCGGCGCCGTAATCGGCCATCGTGGGCGCATAACTGGGTATGCCGTTGACCGACCTGCCCGAGCCGCCGAATGCCATCATTAGGTTCTCCTCGGCGGGGTTTACGTAGGCCACTCGCTCGCCCGGAGGAGCGGCGCGGTTCAGTCGATTGGCGGCTTGTCTGAATGGGTCTCGATTCATCATGGTTTCGTCCTCAAGTGCTTATGGTGGCCCCCAAGGCCACGACTTTCCAGTCGCTCCCGTCCGAGCAGGCCACGGTGGCCGATCCGGAGTCCCCGTCCGTGACGTAGATTAATTGTCCCGCAGGGGATGCCGACGGCACACCGCTCACGGCGTAGGATGGTAAAGTCATAATGACGCCGCTGATGGTCCCGCCGGTCAGGGCCACGGCGTTGCTTGCCTGCGTGGATATGGTGCCGAGACCCAAGTTGGTCCGGGCCGCGCTTGCCGTGGTGGCGTTCGTGCCGCCATTGCCGACTGCGATGGGGGTCGCCACGGTCACGCCGGGTTCGCCCAGTTCGTTCAGGTTCGCGGCGCTGATTTCCACGCCCGTGGCGTAGGTAAAGCCCCTCGTGACGCTGGCGGTTATTGCCATTATGCTACTTCCTTTACTACGTTCAAACCCACTCCCGTCGCCTCGACCAGACAGTGTCTGATTTCGGGGCGTCCGGCGGTGACGTCGATTTCGAGGTTGGCTGAATAGCCGCGCGCGCGGGCCATCCCGAATCTGATGATCTTGTCCTCCGTCGTCCCGGCGCTCTCGGTGTGGACGGTATTGGTCGAATCCGGATCAGTCGCATTCAGCTTCACCGTGAAGGCGTCACCGTTCGTGACGTCCACGCCAAGCTGCCCGCGATGCCAGGATTTGACGGACATGTCGCCAAAGGTGTAGCTGCGCGTCTTTAACTTGGCGGGGATTGCGGTCGTCCCCGATTCCGAGGAACTGCCGATCTCGCGCCCGGAGTCGTCGGTTTCGTTCTCCTCCATGAGATACCAACCCGTCGTGTTGCAGGCGAAGAGGCGCCGGCGCGTGGGGTTGCTCCCGTGGGAACAAATCACCCAGTCGTCCACGGCGAAGTCGAGGGAACCTGCGGCGTCGGGGTATCGATCGACGCTGGACCAGCCGCCATTCAGGATGTCGTAAATAAATACGGCAGTGTTCGTGGTTGCCCCCGTCCAAGTCCCCTCCGCCGCCTCGCAGGCGGCTTTCGTCTTGTTTGAGGCGCTGTCGCAAGTCCCCGTGGGGACCGCCAAATAATATTTATTGTCGAATACGATTCCCGTGGCGCCGGCGGCGGCGGCGAAGTTCACGTCGGCGAATTGATCCTGCACCTGCCGACTCAAGGGGATGGCCTCGCCGCTGATCTTACTGATTGCCACGCCGAGACCCTTCGCGGGGTCGAGACCCTGCTGCATGACCATCACCCCGGAGTCGGAGAGGAAGTAGTATTGGGGGCCGCTGGCGGCGATGCTCTTGCGGGCAACGCACCCGTACTCGCGGCTTATTTCGTAGACGCCCGCAGCGCTCGTCGTCGCCACGTTGTTCACCAAATGGATCGAATTCCGCATGAAGACGATCAACTGATCCTCCATGTAGGGGTAGAAGCCGACTAAATAGTCCGCAGAACCTTTGTTGATTCTGAATTGGCTGTCGGATGTCGTAAAGTTGTTCGAGTCCAATAAGTCGGACATCAGCACCGTATACTTGGTGTCCGTTGGTTGCGGAATAATCAACCTGTTCCGGAAGCTTAGTCCGTAATCCGAATTCGGGCAGGCTATGCCCGCTCCGCTGGGACTGCCCGTCTTCGGGTCGAAACTGCTGTCGATGTCGGAACCCGTCTTGGTCAAGTCGCCGTCCCATTCCAGAGGGCGCTTGGAACTGCCCCGCCATAGGATCATCTTGTCGAAGTTCTGGGTGAAGGTCGCCCCGTCGGCAGCCGCCACGACTTCGCTCCCGTCGTAGTCGATGTAGAGGCCCGAGGCGTTCGAGTCGTTCCAGAGGATCGCCTTGTCTTTTGTGGCCACGATGAGGTACTCGTCGCCACTCAAGGGATCGCTGAAGATTCCGCTCGCGAATACCTCCTCCGTGCCCGCCGAGTAAGTCAGGGTCACGCCCCCCGCCAAGAAGTCCAAGCCCTTGCGGACGGTTGCGGTGTCGCCCTCCAGGCGGAAGTTCTCGGAAGCCTCCACTTGTCCGCCCGTCAGGGTGGTCGGTTCCAAATACGAGTCGATGCTGCGAAACCCTTGGTCGCCCTCCGCCACCACCCGGTTGTCGAGAGGCCCGTAGTTTGCGTACCGTGGCACTATTTCCCCTCCTTCGTC